ATTTTATTTGGTTATAATAATGAATTATATGGTGATGGAGGATTTCTTGTTGGATCAAGACTATATTCATCTGGAAATAATAATATTCTTGTTGGGGATAATTCTTCCACAAGTGGATTGTCTAATTTCATATTCGGTTCTTCATCAGATATTTCTGGTAATAACTCAGTCATTCTTGCTAATTTATCTAATTCTATTGGAAATTCTAATATTTTAGTTGGTTCTGGTATCACATCTAGTGGTAATAGCAATATTATATTATCTAATAATGAATCGGTTTCATTTAGCGGCAACAACAGTATTCGTTTATATGTTAATAATCAAAATCATATTATACTAGATCCAAGTGGATCGATTATCAAAAGCAGTTCTGAAAACTTTGTATTTAATAGAAATATCCTAGTATCTGGTAATGCTATTATAAACTCTGGAGTTACTATTGGTGGTAATTTAATTAGTTCTGGAAATATTATTACAAATTCTGGTATAACCATAGGAACCAACTTAGTATGTTCTGGAACTGGTATTTTTAGCTCTAATATAATTACTAATAACCTAACAGCTTCTGGTAATGCAAACTTTAGTTTTGCTTCTGGTAATGTTATGCTAGGTTCAACTGGAATTTTTCAAAATATAATTTCTAGTGGTAATCTAATTACTAACAGTGGATTAACTTTTAATTTTCTAACAACGCCAACAGGATTAAATATAACTCCATCTGTTATGCCAACTGGAGTTAATCAAATACATAAAATAATTTATCAAAATGATTCTAATAATCCATATGTTAACAGTAAACTTAGATATGAAACATTAGCAACCTCTGGTGTTCCATCAAATCCAAATTACCTATCCAGCAACGATGCTGAATACCAATTTTTACATGCAACAGGCACTGGTGATGTTTATTTACCCAATGGCACTGGATTATATTTAGGCAAAAAAATACATATATTTAATATAGGATCTAACATTATAAGTATATATAAAGTTGGTTCACCATCATCACTTGAGATTTTATATAGCAATAATAATATTGGTTTTATTCATGCTGGTAATAATAACTGGATAAAAACATCTAGCGCTAATGCTAATTACTAAAGGAAAATAGGACTTAATTATGCCTACTATTGTTATAGGTTCTATAACGCTAGATGAAACATACGCACCATTTGCCAATATGTCCTATGAATATTTTACCAGTCCAAATGGTGAAATAATAGGCGGCTCAACAATATTTACTGTCACAGGCACGGTTTCTGTTTCTCAAGCGGCTAAATCTGGCGCAACAGTAATGTCTAAACTAGCTCAAATAAGAAATTTAGGTCAAGATAGTGGTTGTGTTAGTGTTAGTATTCCAAATTTATATAGCGGTATGGGTAAAATTACTAATGTTAGCATAGACCAAGGACCAGACCCATCGTGGGTCAACCAAGGGGCTTTTACAATAGAAATTAAAACTAAATTAAAATCTATTCCACCAAATTCTATGGGAATAACTGTTGATGATCATGTTGTCTCCATATCCAAGTCGGAAACAATAGAAATTGGGGAAGAATCTCACGGTTTTGTATTTCTAAATGATCAAAACAATATATCGAAATCTTATGTAAAATTCAGTTGTAAAGCATCCGCATCGTGTAGGCCATTATGTGATTCGTCAAATCCTCAAGAAATTGCATTACGACTAATTAAAAAATTTGTCGCATATATACCTAACCACCCTCTTATAAGCGCATATAAAAACTGGAAACCTTTTGCTCAGTCTAGGTCTTTAGAGGTTACTTCAACAGAAACATCGTTCTCTATTGATATAATATTGCTACCACCTTCTGTTTCAACAGGGGCATTTATAGATTTAGAATTTGAACATAATAAAACATACCAAGAAAAAGAAGAATCAAAAAGAATTACTGGATCAATTATAGGATTAGCATCAATTTCTTGGACAGATCTTATTGATTTACCAGATACAGCATCAAGCTCAAAATTAGCTTCAGCAGAAGAAGCATTTAATAAAATTATAAATAAGTATAATTACTTAAGAGAGTTTGATAGCAATGGAAAAACCTTAATTTTAAATGAAAAACCAAATTGTCCTCCTGTGGGCGGTGGGGTTGGCGGATCTTCTGTTGGAAATTGCAAAGGTTTAGACGATGATCCTGAACAAGACCCTCAACAACAATTAGTAATAAAACCATCGACATCGTCTGTATCGAAATCTCGTTCAGAAGGCACTATAAATTTTGTTTTTGAATGGTCTTCATCTTCATCGTCAAATAATAATGACTGTGTTGATGGTGATGGATATAAAAGAGAACTTGTGGTAGATATAACAGAACCACAGCGCCAAATTGTTGAGCATATAATTCCTTCATACGGAACACTAATTCAAGATATAAATGCATGTAGTGCTAAACGCATTTCTTTTACTAGTAGCGCTAGTAGCTCAGATGTATGTGTTGCAACAAGTGCTAGACCAACTGGTGTACTCGAACCTTTAGACCAAGCGGTTAAAGACTATTTAGGTTCTGCAACTCCAAAGGATTGGTTATTAATTTCTCATACTAGTTTAGTATCTAATAAAAATTATACAGTTACTAAAGAATTTATAAAGAAGTGTTAAAATGGCTGCATCAAATTTTGATTCTATTTTTGTTGCCGGTATATCGCTTAGACCAGCGCCATTTGTTAGTACCTCTTATGAGTATAATAAATCTGGAGAGTATGTCATTGGTGGTCTTTTAATAGTTACATTATCTGGTAATCTAGTTAGTGAAACAATAGATGATGAAGTTGCAAAAATAAATCAATTACAAGCAGATGCTGATTGTGTAACGCTAAAAATAGGATGTTCTGGTGGATCAGATTTTTTAGATGGTACTGGCAGAATTAGAACAGTAACTTTTTCACAAGGAAATGGGCCTTATTCTGTAAATTATTCTATGGTTATAGCCATAGAAACTATCAATGGCGCCGCTGCTGTAAATCCAGACCAATCATTTTTACAAGATAATTGTTTGTCTGAGGGTGGTCAAAAAATAGAATTTTTACAAAACTATAGCGAAAAACTAAGTCTTATAGGGGAGGCTTCTGCCATATCAAGTGTGGACAATGTATTAGACGCAACAAAATCATATATTAAAATATCTGGTGAAATTAATGTCTCATCATATGGTAGAACTATATGTGGTAAACCATCATATAATCCAACAAAAAACTCTGAAGATATACTCAAAAGAAGAGCTACTAGTTTATTATCTTTAAATGGTTGTAATACTAAAATTTTAGATAAATATAAAGGCTGGAATAAATGGTTAGATACTAAAAAACTTACTATTAATATTGATGGTAGCTTAACATGGTCTTTTGACATGTATCTTAGTCAGGGTGGAGGAAAGCCTTACGCATGGATAGATTTCAATACTGAAGAAAAAATTGATCAAAGAACTACTATGAAAAATAAAGTATTAAGTGGTGTAATCAAAGGATTATCTAAAGCATCTATTAGTGATTATCTAGAAAACAAAGCAACTGCTAACGAAAGAATAGCTAATGCAGATAGGGCTTATGCTGCATCGCTTAATATAATATTAAATGGAGATTGGCATCATCATAGTATAGTTTTATACGGAGGTAGCATCGAACCACCAGCAACACCAAAGCCATTTTGTTATCAAAGATTATCTAGTAATGTAAAACGATCTGTGGTGGCTGGCGAAATATCATTTAAATCAGAGTTTGGAGATATCAATTCATGTACCACAACAGGCGTTGGAAATATAGATGTTACAATAGAAGAAACATTTTCAGCTATTAGATACAAAGAATTTATAATCCCTAATTCTGCGAAAGCTATTGTTCAACAAATAGCTCCGTCTACACCCCAAAGGCTCATTATTACAGGCAAGGGAACATTAAATGGTTGTGATAAGAAAAAAATGTCAACATTAGCTAATTGTGTGGATACTGAGGTAAATAGTACGTTCTCGGCATTACCTAATGCTTATTCTCTCATATTATTAAATGAGAAAAAAAATATTATGTCAACCTCATATACTATAACAAAAGAATATGTGTTATGTGGACAAGGAGCCCTAAACAACCTTACTTGCACAACTAATACTAAACCAATATATAAATAAGTATTAATTATGGCTACAATAAACTATAGGAAAGTTGATAATTTATGTAAAAACCAACGCAATGGTTTTATAGAAATAACTCAAATTATATTAATTACACAAGCAGAGAATACTAGTTTTTTTAATAATATAATAGAGTGGAGTGGCGATATTGATGATGATACCATAATTTCTACCGATAATAGATTGATATCTAACTTAAAAAATGGAAATTATGAATTTATTATTCGTAGTTTAATAGATAATTCTATTCTTGGGCCATACACCTTTAATATTGAATCTCCTCCAGAATTAAAAATTACTGGGGTCCAACATAAAGAATATTCATGCAATAATGACGCTAATATTTATATAGAAGTTTCTGGCGGCTCCCCACCATATATTTATGATATTAAAGAGCAAACTCTTGTTTCCTCAGAACCATCAGTAACAATTCGTAATTTATCTGCTGGTTCTTATTCAGTATCTGTTGTCGATAACAATGGATGCTCGGTATCAGGGCCATCTTTTTCAATAGTTAATATAGAAACCAAATATCTAGATCAATTTTCTATACCACCAACTGTATTTGATGGTTATGGTACTTTAAAATTTGATATAACTGGATATGGTCCATTTAGTTTATTATTCACAAATGTTGATGATCAGGGTCTTATATATTTTTTAGATGCGTTTGAAACAAAATATATTACTAATGTGGATACTATAAATAATAGATATTCATATCAAATTACAAATTTACTGATGCCAGGAACCTACTCACTAGCCATCGAGAATATGTATGGATGTACCACAGTTATTGATGATATCATTATACCAAATATTAATCCTCTCTCTGTTTCTTTAAAAATTACGGAAGATATAAAATCTAAATTATATTCACCAACGATAACGCTACCAATTTATGATACTATTCTAATACCATATAAACTTATTAGTAATAATTCTGCTCTTTGGCAGTATATTAAAACATTAAAATTAAAAGATAATATAATAATTAAAATTGATAATAATCCATATGAATTCTTAATAGTACGTAATATGTTAGATAAGTATAGTATTCAAGATAATGAAATTGAAATTCTAAAATTAGGAAATTCATCAGAAGATTGGTTTTATTATTTTTATATCGCTCCCGGACTAAATCCAAACGCTAATCCAAACTTACTAAATAGTATTTTACAAATTTCAAATCCAAAAACCAATGAAGCGTTTGATTTATCTCTAGGATTGTCAGAATTTGGAGATATAAATAATGAAAACGCAAGTCTGGTTAGAGGAAGTTTTATACTTCAAGACAATGTTCATGCTCAATTTACAAACTCTAGTTTTAGAGAAATAACATCATCTAGAATGGATAATGTTTATGTTTCTATTGGAGACAATACAAATAACGAGGATTTTTATCAATTTAAAACCACTAATACAAAAAAACTTGTTTATAAAAATTTATACCAATTGAATTACGTAACCATTCTTAGTTTTTTAGAAAAATTTAATGTTTTAAATCAATATGTTACCACTAGTCAAACTGTTTGTGATAGCAGTCCAGAAGATTCCGCTTATATGTTAAATATTAAAAACTTATTGAGATCAATAAATAAAATTAATAATTTATCAGAAATTTATGTATATAATCTTGATAATGCGACACACACAGGTGGTATAGATATAGTAATAGATGGAAATTCCTCGTATCTTTTACCAGATAGTACAACTATCGATAACAACTATATTGTGAACTTTTATGTACTAGATAATAAGTCTAATTCAATAAAACCTCTTATGTCAAATAATAAACTTATTGATAGTTCTAGCATAAAAGCATTATCAAATGGATATATTATTATTAGAATTAAAGATAAGTATAACAATATTCCAAATAATATTATATATAATAATTTAAATAAGAACTATGATAATCATTTTACCATATCTAAAAAAATATTACAAGACTATAATAAACTAGTAGTAGATCAATTCTTGTATGGCGATATTTTGGTTTACGTAAGAGCTGCTGGTGAAAATACAACTATTGATGAATATCTTCCACAACCACGACAAATACCAGCTAGTATAACCACTCCTGTAGAAGCATATCAAACAATTAAACAAACAGAGGATGAAACAAATACTGCTAAATTATTGGTCAATATTGATAAACCAATTAAACATACGATATATGGGCCAAAAAACTACAATAAAACCTTTGCTAAAAATACTTTATTTATTAATCTACTACCCGGTGTGTATACAATAATGGGGGATGAGCAGGAATTATTAAAAAATAATTTATATCAAAATGAATATAGGATATTAGTGGAAGATAATCTTGATTATTCTATAGATATTATTTTTAATTCTTATCAAGACCAAATATTCATTATGGACAACTAAAATGACCACAACTTGTAAAACTATTAGCTCTGCTTTTGATATGATCTATGCTAATGGTGGAGGTAGGGTTTTTACAGGATCAATTTATTTATTAAATTTCAATATTAATATTGGTATAGGCTCAAATAGTTCAATATTGGATTTAGAATTAGTTGTTGATCCGTGTGGCACAGATGCTGGGGTTGGATTTACTTTACCAGATGTTGGCAGAGCAGTCAAATTCTTTTCTACTACAACAGCATTTGCATTTGGTGGAATAATTAATAGTGCATCCGTTTCAGAATCTAGTAATGGCTATACATATAAATTTAAAATTATTGATCCAAGAAAAATTTTAGATAATGTTTCTGTTTTACTGAAAGACTACTACTGCAATGATGCTGCTATAGCAACGATGCCGAATTTTATTAATTTTGCGTATTTCCAAGAAGGAGTGACTTGCGCTGTTTGTCCTCCTGGAGAAGATAGTCAAAATTGGCCGCGTGTTCAATCTTGTACTGGTTTTGGAACTTCTGGACCAGGAACCAGTAGTTCACAAAATGGAATATCTTTATTAAAGGTTTTACAAAGATTACAGATAGATTCTGGTGGAAGAATTTTTACAACATCAGGCGCCGACCAGTTGAATTTGGATCTTAGTAGGTTAATAGCTGTTACGCCAGAATGGTCTATAACATCTAGCTCATCGATGACTATTGGAGAAATAATAGATCAAGCATCTAGAGATGCTGCTTGTGATACTTTCACAACTTTAGAAGGCAATACTATCATAATTTGGACAGTTGATAGATCAGTTGCTGTTACAAGCTCCCCAATAACTTATCTTATTAAACAAGCCAAAAGTACTGGAACTTTAATAAATAGCGAAGAAGGAGAGGTTGAACTATACGAAAAAAGCAACAGAATTATTATTGGAGATAATGTAAATTATTTATCTGAGGTTTCATTTAAAAATAATGTTGATATGATGTTAGGATATTTAGAGGACGGTTCTATTGTTAGAGCGCAAGGAACTCCTTTTAAAGGAGTAAAGATAAATACATCGGCTATTAATACTCTTTTAGGAGGAGGACTAGGAGATAGTTTTGCAATTGACGAGACGGAGATACTAGCAACAAAAACACAAGAAATCTGGTTGCTTTATGGAGCTATTAAGCCAAATAGTTTATCTGCTAGAATTCAAACTATATTAGGAATAAACGCATTGATGAATGAAATGTTAGTTGCTTTTACAACTATAAATAATGCTAATGATCCTGACACTATCAATGATAATCTTGCTAAAATAAAAGGTATTAATCAAGCACCCGCAGATCAACAGACTGATGATTTATTAAAATTTATCCAATGCTGGAGATGGTTTACTAATTTTGTTCAAGAATATTATGGTAAAAAATGGTTTATTCCAATTAATAGTCCTTGTGTTTATCCTGCAAATCCTCCTGAAATTATACAGGGTGAGGGTGGTCCGTATCTTTTATCAGACTATCCCACTAGTGATGGATATCCAAGTCCATCTCAACAAAATGGTAATATTTTACAATTAAAAAATAAAGAATTTTTTGAAACAACAGATGGTAAATATAATGGTTTTTTGAGATTTAATTCAAAGGATAAAGTATCTGCTGCAATCAATCGGCAACCAGTGGATTTTACGTTTAGCTCACATACTCTAGATAGTAATAGTCTAAATGAATCTCCAAATATTTTTATAAAAATTAATGGTGCTTTAGAAATTATTAGATATAAAAATAAATCACAAATACTAGTTGAATCTGATATGATTCCTCTTATTAATTTTCCAGGTGGTAAGCGTATTCTGACTACTGCTTTGAGAACATTTGCGGCCCTTTTTCCAGATAAATTAAATCAACTCAAAGATCAAGGAATAAATCCTATTCAGTCTTTAAACATATTTCAACTAACACCAGTTGCTGCTAGACCAGAAGCGGCTTGCGTGCCAATGAAAAGTAATATATATGTTTATGGTCCATGGGGTAGTTCATCTCTGTCTATTGGATCAACAGATGTTGTGGTTGATTCATCATTAAATCCATGGAGTTTTGGAGGTTATTCTGCAATGAATATTGCTGGTGAAGCATTAGCATTGCAAGCAATTAGACCAGTCAATAAGGAATTTTCTGGATCTGTTACTATAGCAGAACCACCAGGATGGAATATACAATATTTTATACAAAACTATGCTATGATTCTTGATAGCATGAATGTTGTTTATGGCGCTCAAGGATCAACGACAACATATTCATTTAAAACACATATTCCGAAATTTGGTCAGTATGGACAAGCTGTTTCTGCAACTTTACAACAGATGAATAAAGATAGATCATCTTCTATTAAACTATTTAAAGAGAATAGGAAAAAATCTAGAAATGAAATTAATAGTATTTTAAATGACTTTGAAAAAAGGAAATATGAAAGAAATCCTTTCAAAAAAGATCCTAATGAAGCAGCAGATAACAAAAACAGTCCATCAGTATTATTAATTGGTGGCTTTTTCGATACCGTATCTAAAAATAATTCTTCATCAGACTCAGGTCAGTCAGAATCTGTTGCAACGGCAGTAGAGTCATTAACTTGTGAAGAATTAAAATCATATACACAATCTTCTGGTTCGACTGGCACAGAGTCTGTAACAGGATCAGGTACAATTAAAAGAACAATTAGTGTTGGACTATATCCTCAGAACGAAGTTGATATGTCATTTTCTAATGAGGCTTTTTGGAACATAGGATCAATTTCTATAGATGGTTTATTTAGTCCAGTATCTATTGATGGAAGACATGATAGGCTTAGTAGATTTTCAGAATATACAGCAAAGAACACGATATCTTCGGTCACTAATAAAACACCAATACATAGATCACGACCAGTAATGCCACCAATTACTACAAATAAATTAAATATTCATCAAGAGTATATAAATCCAATAACATCCTATGCCTTATTAAGCAAATGGGACGATAGAAAAGGATCATCAACAAAAGGTTTTAATATTTTATTTCTTACTTACGGAGATAAAATTCAAGAAATTTTTGGAACAGATGAAAAAAGACAGGCTGAAACAGACTTTGGCTTTTTGGGTCTAAGAGGACCACTTGTATTACAATCATGGGGCTATGACACAGAAGGTAAACCTATTCCTAATGCTGTAGACTCTCCTTCAGACACAGAGAGTGGCAAATTTAAAAGACACGGAACAAAAAATAAGTTTATGCCAAATTGGTTGTCTAATCCTAAAACATGGCCTGTTGGCCCAATAGATTTAAGATGGGATAGAGATAGGGGCGTATGGGTATCTCCTCCCTCTGAAAGAATTCTTGTCGCACAATTAATAGAAGAATTATCGCCTTATAAATCTGCGAAAGCTATTTTGTTAAATCCTTCAGCAGATAGTAAAATATATTATGATGATTATCCAATCTACGGGGATAATGGAGAAAATTTGGGTACATCCCTTAAATCTGTACAAATTACTATATATGATTATTTGGGGCGCAGTATCTGTAAAGGTTCAAGAGTTTATGCTTATTATGAAGATAAGAGATATATCGTGCTTGAGTCTAATATAGGTTCGTCATCAGATAACAGTTGTTGCTCATCAGAATCCTCCTCATCAGAATCTTCCTCTTCAGAATCAGAATCTGAATGCCCAAACGATGATTGCGGATTATCTAGTTGTTTTACATCTCTGGGTACAGCACCAGGATTAATTGGTCTAAATGAAAGTAATTGCTTAACATTGTATCCGTTTACTGAATGTGAAGAAACATCAGAATCAGATTTTTGCGCAAAGATCGACGAGTGTGGTGGTGGTGGCACAGACGGCGGCAGTCCGTAATATAGTTATATATTTTCCACATCAATATAACTATCTAAATAATTTACCAGTTCAGTTTTTACTGATGGCCATGGTAACAAAGAGCCTTTGTCTATATGCAACCATATATCATCGATTTTTTCACAAGTATTAGCCACTGCTAATTCTTTGATTTTTTCATCCCATTTTTCATAACACTGATAGATATTTTCTACCTTAATAATTGGCATTATTATCCTATTAGATAGATCTTTTGAAAAGCATCCTCTCCATATAAATATCATTTTACAATAAAGTGGTACATAAACATTACTACTATATTTTTCATTTAAAGATATTTTTTCCATTAATCTTAAATCATCGTCTATATAAAGATTTAAAGCATTGTCTAACCTATCTGAAACACCCAAAGCAATATTAAAACCAGCAGATCTCATGCCTTTACGCATAAGATTACTTTCAATATAATTATCAAAAATAGGATCGACTAATTCTGATTTTTTATTTTCATCACATATTAATGTAATATTTATATCTTCTACTATATTTTTTCTTAAATATTTTGCGGCCCCTACAGATAATATTTTACTATTATGAGTACCAATATATGCGTTTATCATGAATTCTCCTTAAGGAACAGTAAACTCCAGCGTTCCTGTAACACTATCATCACAGCTAAAGATGTTAAATGTTTTATTATTTAAATTACCACCAGTATTACAATTTGGTTCTTTTGCTCGCCCCAATATGGCTCTAGCTAGTGTCAGATTTGGATAAAAGCCAAAGTATATATCTACATATGCGCCAACACTAACCTCTAATACTTCACCACAAGGTATATATGTTGTACAAACAAGAGAAACAGATATCCCTAACTCTGGATCATACCAAACATCACCATTTCCTTGAAGAGTATAGTTTCCCATGGTGCTTGTTATTGTTAATATATAATTATCAAATACACTCCACCCTTCACAAAATCCAGTGCAATTAGGAGCAGTACCACAACAACATGAATTACTTGTTGCTATTTTGCCATCCCTCAATACAATTTTACCACCTTGAGAATAAACATTTACCATATTTATTTAGCGTCTTTATTCCACTTGTGCCATCCTTTGTTTGGTAAATAGTTTCCATCATCATCTTTACGCTTGGGAAACAGAGTACCACCTTTTTTATGTTGACCAAATGCTAATATAGCTCCACAGTCAGCACAACGCAATTCATAATAGTCATTGCCTTCAACATTACGAACAACAAATCTAAGATTGGTACTACCGCACAAACCGCACTTGTCTTCAGCAAAAATTTCTTGAATTAACGCTAATTCTTTGAAAATTTCTTTTTGGCCAGCACCCTCTAATTCAAACTCTAATTTATCACCAACCTTATATTTGACTTTCATAATCGACTCCTATTTCCAGTTAGCGTCATACCCCTTGATATTTTCTGAGATTGTGGAAATATCCTGTTGATATGACGACAATGATTTAATAATATTAATAGCATCACTATGCTCTATATTATAAACATTTTTTTCGGTATAGCCAAAACTTTCTAACATATTATTAACATTTATATCTAATCTTTTACTAATTAGATCGATAAAATTAATCTGATTACTGCTTATTTTATTAACACTATTAGCATCAGGATGGTCATCAATATCTTTGGCCAATTCCTCAGCAGCCACCACCTTGCGTAATTTTAATGCTCTTCTAAGAGCCCTACCTTCGGCTCGTGTTTCAGCCACAGCCACAGGATGATTTCTATAGATCTTGTCGCAATTACCCCAATAAACGTCTGCTGCGCCACTCACAGACCTGTAATTTAAGTTTTGCTCAGGCGATACGGGTCCATTTAAAACATAAGATAATCTATGAATAACCGTTGCTCTTTTTTCATTATCTGGACTAGGAGACTGAACAACCTCTGACAACGAATCAATTACAACACAATCTAATGCTACTTCAAAAATTCTTCTTAATCCATCTGTAGTTGGATTTCCACTTATTTTTTCATCATCGGATAATAAGCTTAATACGTAGTCTGTCCACTCTATATCATTAGGAGTAACAGATTTATTAGTTACCTCAACAGACACTGTTTCATTAATGGTTTCTGTGTTTCCAACATCTTTTTTGGGTCTAGCCATCATATTATCTATCTCCTATTTCTATTATCCTATTATTTATATCCGGAAATTTAGATTTTATCTTTGATAATTCTTCAATAAGTTCAGAATAAATCACCGCTGCACGAGCAACAGAAAAGTCCCTTGTCTGCTTAATTCTAATCAGAACGCTACCTTTGCCAAGAATTAGTCCTGTTTTCTTGTTGTCGTATTTGATATTTCTATTCAGCACATCTTCTCCCCACACTGGTAAAAAATGTGATGGCCCATCAATCTCTATAGCGGTATTTAAGGTCGGTATGAATAAATCAATTTGTAGTTTCGTATTAGATAAAATTTGCTCTTTATGAAAGTCTACTTTGTATCCATCCTTTAGTAAATGGTTTAAAATAAACTTCTCCAATTTTGATCCTGTCTTACTAGTCTGCCTTACTGCTTTATTAGCATTGCTAATCATTAAATCCTTCTGGTCCTGAGACATACTATCCCATTGCTGTTTAGCTTTCTTTTTTCTATTAGATAATTCTTTGTCTGTTAATGAGTCCCAGCTATTCATTACTCCAGTGCCAATTTTTTGTTTAGTCTCAGAGTCTCTTTTTGTGCCTTTTGTTGGATGTTTACACGAACCGTTTGATAAAGCATTTTTTTGTGCTTCGCTCTTATCTCTAATAGGAATATTAAACTTTTTAGCATCTCTACGAATTTTATTCGCATATGTATTTAATTCGTCGGCTATTTGCTGAAAAGACTTTCTATTTATTGTATATAATTTATTTATAATATTTTCTTTTTCAGAATCTTTCATTTTATCATAGTGCATATATTTTTTCCATATCTGTTATTGAATCTATAATTTGTATATTTTTAGCAGCATAGTCTGTGGTGGGTTCTGTGTTTTCTTTTAGTATAAAATATCTATTATTTGAAAATGCTTCAAGTAACCAAAAATCTTCTTGACCTTTTATTATCACATTATTAGATGAGCAGGCCAAGTACATAGTATGAAATACAGGTATAAAAATATTTGATTTTAACTCATTGCTATCTGAATAAAAAGCATACTGATACTTATGTAGCGAATCCTGACTATGAACAATATTCAACAATTGAATAACTCTAGGATCCTTTAAAATATCATCGTTTAGTAAGTTTGAATATATGGAAATATTAATTGGTAATTTTTTTGATGAAAGTGTTGATGTCATTTTTTTGTCTCATTTGTGTAAAATATAAAAAATCTTTACTATTTATAGAACTAGACTTAACTAACGATCCACTACTAATAAGCATGTTCAAAATTTCGAAATATAACAAATTAAAGCGCTGATACTCTATATTATCTAGTATTTTTTGTTTGTCTATTGACGATATAGCAAAGATATTACAGAATTTATTGTCTGGTAAATCTAAAAATATATGCTCCACATAATTATCCTTTATGATGCATCCTATTTTTAATTGTTGATTTTTCTTATCGTTAACATATAAAACTGATGATTCTACACTAGAAGATATATTATTTAATATTTTTGGTTTAAACAAACATCCATAATCCATAAAGATTAACTTATTATATTTTGCCTTTGAACAAGCCACATATATTGGATTAGATCTTACAGAAGAGAATATCTTTATATCTGGATCTATAATTTTTTGAATTCTACATAGATCAAAATTACATATCAATAAGATTTCATAGTTTTTATTTTTGCTGTTTGATCGTATCCATTCAAATTGGTGTTGGAATAATTTTTTTTTATTAAACTCCAATAAACCCTTTGAGCCGTAAGATTTCATCCCTTTATCTGGGTTACATGCTAATATTACATAAGTGATATTATTCATTTTTTAAACATTCTATATAGTATTGTACTCCATTTAAAAACTTAATTTTATTAACAGTTATGCTAGTAAATGAATCAATAAGTTTGCGAGTGTCGTTTAACGACATTATATTTTTTTTATTTAACCCAAACAGAATTGAGCGAAAAATATTAGAATCTATTTGACTATCTAAAACAGCCAAACACAAAGACTTTAGATCTGTACCTTGAATATGTATTTTTCCATCAACCACAACTTTCTCGGTTATTGTTTTAAAAATTTCATAAATATCAACATAATTGATATATTCAAGCAAATCATATATTAATACCTCAGAGATTGAATTATCTTTTAATTTATTTAACTTGCTTATTTCATAAAATTCAAAATCATTAACCTCAATTTGAGGCTTATTTATATGAATATAATATTTTTTATATTTTGTTTTATTTTTCATTTTATGTTATTGTTATATTAGTTTTAGATAGTTGGAAAATTAGATTTCTCCATATTTCTTTATTGCTTATATCTAAATCATTAAAAGATATGATATTATCATGAATTGAGCCCCAAGATGCCGCAATTGGCTCTGATAAAGCAACAGAATAAACTTGTTTAATTAAAAAAGAAGTATTAATTTCATCCTTGATATGACTAGATTTGATTTCATGATCTACTATTAATATAGGACAACATAGAAATTTTGCAAGTTCTAGGGATCTTTCTAAATGAGTAAGCCGATTATTGCATAAAATCAAAGTAATATCATTAATTCCATAGTATGTTTCATTTAGGTCTAATAAGTTGCAAGGAGAACAAGTGTCTTGAATAAATTTTTTAAACAATATATTATCACAAGGAGTCCATGCTATATTAATAGTATCTCCAATATCAGTAAACTCTCTATGTACTATTGATGATATCATATATTAATTAATGTTTTAGATATTGATTCTATAGAAAAATTATTTAGTCTATCATTTTGTTTTTCTACTCTTTTTTCACGATTTTCTTTAGATTCATTTCTTGCCGTGTTCATATTTACAATTAAACTATCAATTTCTGGCTTGTGCCAAGACTGATGATAAGAATTATATATATGGTATAGTCTTGATGAATCTTCGCAACTTCTTTTGTAGACATTATTAAATAAGCCACAATCTTCATCAATAATCTCAGAGCTGCCAATATGATCGTTTACGATAAGTTGATTATTAAAAGCCATAGCTTCTAAAGTAGAATAACCAAAACTTTCGCCGCTAGATACATTTATAAAACAGTCATTATTATTGTGTAGATAAAGCATTGAATGGTAGTCTATATCTCCAAATACTATGCGGGGACGCTTCTCATAGTTTTTCTTGATTCGTGAATATATTTTATTTAATTCATACTCAATTTCTTGATCAGTAGCTACTCTTTCCTGATTGCTAATAATTTTTAAAACTAAATCAACATTATCATCGGTATCGTATGCTACAACAAAAGCTTTTACAATCTCATATAGATTTTTTCTTTCTGATAGATCCCCAATAGCATAAAAAGAATAGTTATTTTTAATAGATCTAGCATTATTATCTCTATATTTTTTAATAAATTCTAAATCTATAGGCTCTGGCACAACCTTAATTGGTTTGTTAAAATTAATAGAAGACAAAGTTTTATGTACGAAATTACTCCCCACAATAATTTCATCCATCATATTGATATAATTACTAAGATTAGAATAATAATTATTAGATTCTAAATGTATAATACCAATATTTTTTTGAAAACGATTATCGTAATACAGTTGGTGTGGATAGCAGTGTTGAATTAGAATATCATATGGCTTAGAAATATTAGATTCTAGTTCTAGTATTTCATAATCAATATCTTTTTCTGGATATGCCTTAAATATATTGTATATTGGACGAATACCAATATTGTGTCCAGCAACTAACAATGCTTTGATATACTGTCTGGCAGCATTACCCATTCCTGTAAATTCACGATACGGACCTATATATAGAATATTACTCATTGAGATAAAAAGTCATCAGAAAGAATAGTTTGCCCCGACCTAATTTGTTCACATGACATTTTACTATTCATATACATTTCTAGTGGCTTTAGTGCTTCTTGTCTTTTTTTAATTACCAAGTCTTGACTAAGACCAAAACACGATTCGTCTAAATTTTTTATTATAGATTGTGCAAAATGTGTATTTTTTAACTTTGGTTCCATAAGAATATTATCAATAACAAAATTAATAAAACTACGATTTGGTAGTGAAATAGGAGCACTTAAGGAAGTGTTAAATTGTAAAGGCTCATGCCATATGTTTTTTGGTTCCAAACTATCAAATACTTTCATTAAATTATTAGCAGTTATATCCCAGCTATAATTATCAACTAATAATTCTCTTGTTCTTTTAGATATTTTTTTCTTTTCTAGAGTTGATTTATCCATCCATTTTAAAATTTCTGCAATTAGATGATCATTGTCTGGTGTTGCTCTATCAGAACCCGTCTCCAATTCTTTACTTAATAAATAGCGGAGTTTTACTCCATCTACTTTAGAGGTAATTTCTTCCATTCCACTATAATTAACAGAAAATAATGGTATTCCACAAGCCGCTGCCTCTAATTGTGGTATGCCCAAACCTTCGCAAATTGCATACTGAACATAAATATCAAATAAATTATAAATTTCACATAGTTGGTCGTTGTTTACGCCATTTACCACATTAGGAAATATATAAGTTTCGTTCTTGTCGTTTGCAAAAATTGCTCCTTTGAATGGAGAAACTAGAATATTCTTAGATTGTGGATTATAATAGGTAAATAAAACATTGTTATATACCCCATATTCTTGTAGTAATTGCGGTATGTCCCATCCAGCAGGTTCTGGAAAAGACGTATGTAGATACAAATATATATTTTTATTACTAGATATGGATAATAATTTTTTAAGACTTGAGAATAATTCTGCTATTAATTTGCGTTTCTGATTTCTCATAACAGAACCAATAACAACAGAATTTGATGGTATATTATACCTAGTCTTATGAAAGTTTTTTGTCCAATTTACGGGCTTAAAAGTGTCTGGATCAACAGAATCAGACACACAACCGCCAACATTTATTTTTCTATTTAATGATCTCAAATAATCGCCAGCCCAGTCTGTATGAGTAAGAACAACATCTGCGTTTTCAAAAGTTTTCAACCACTCTGTTCTTTGAGGTATAGAGTCTACAGTAGGAGCAATTACCCAATGAAAATATTTTCTAAACGCAGACATCTCTTGATAAGCAAACATCCAATAATCTCTAATATCAAAAACAATATCTGGCTTGAAATGAGATACCACTTTATCGAAACGCCATAAACCAAATTGATTAAGTGGATTTTTTTTGTAGTTCTCGGCTTCCGGATGAGAGTCATCTACAGCATTTGCATAAACTTTCCACGGTACTGTTTTTGTTTTACCATAGTTAAAATAAGAAGCAAATTCTGCGATCTCATAATTAGGATTATTATATAATCTTTGTAGTATTTCCTTGGTATATCTACCAAATCCAGAATTTATATCATGTGCTTCTGCACACATTAATATTCGTTTTTTTTTCATATAATTTTACAAAAAAGGGGCGTTGTCGCCCCTAGTTTGTGTTAATGGTTGTGTGATTAATTATCTTAGAAAGAAACGCTTTCTTCTGAAACTTCCTTTTTCTTAAGCTTTGTGATCTTAGAAAAATTATTAACTCTTACCTTTAGTGTGGAATGTTTGACACCATCCTTTTCCCAAGAATCATTACGAAGACTTCCTTCAACCATAACCAAATCACCCTTCCTAAAGGATTCTCCGATTATCTCTGCTCCACTATCCCATGCTTCACATAGAAGATAAGATACGATTTTATCCTTGGTTCCATTAGCTCTGGTAAAATCTCTAGAAACAGCAACAGTAAAAGAAACAACAGATGTTTGCTTTTCTCCACTATTAACTGTTCTTAGCTCTGGGTCTCTTGTCAAATTTCCTCGTAGTAAAACAATATTCATTTCAAAACTCCTTAAGTTGCTAAAAGAAGAAACACATTCTACTTTATTATACAGATTGTGGTCTGAGTGTCAAGCTATACAACAAAGATTTTTTTTATGATCACAGAACTATCCTTTTTTGACTTCTGTCCATTAAACATCAATACTCTACCAGCCTGTAATAATGCTTTATTCTCGGTAAATTCTTCTGGAAATAATACACAATCTAGACTGCCATAAGAGTCTGATATTTGTATAAAACACATTTCTTTTCCAGGAGATCTTCCACGCTTAGTTACAATAATATTAACAGATTGAATTTCTGCTATAATAAAAAACTGTTTAGTATCTGGAAAATTACGAATATCTTTACAATCAGTATTTGCGTATGATGAATCATAAGAATCTGTTTTAGTACAGGTTATTGGAGCACCCAGTAATTCTCTTTCGTTATCAGATATCCATTCTGGACTATCTACAAGAGAATATGGTGGTTCTGATAGTTGATTAACTATACTTAGGACTTTTTGCTGTCTATTCTTAGAAATTTTGGTATTAGCGATTAACTGCCTTATTAAGTCAATGATTTGTAATTTTGGATTATCTTTGATTAATTTAATTGTATTTTCAGTTTCTTTTTTTGTCAGTTCGCAGACCAGATTAAACTCATATAGCATTTGATTTCTTGAGACTTTTAAGTAATCTAACGCACCAGACTGAATCAATGCTTTGGCTGCTGTCGAATTAATATTTAATAATATATAAAATAATGTTTCGCTCCAAGTGTATTTAATTAAATCTATATCGGCAATAATTCCATATAATTTATCAAACACAGATTGACCAACACCCTTGATATTAGTTAATCCAAAATATATCTTTTTATTTTGAATTTTAAAATCTTTATTTTTAAGCACCATAGTGGGACAAAAAATATCTATATCCATAGACTTAGCATTAATGATCAATTCAAGAATTTCTTCTTGAGGATCTATTTTATCTTTGGCTAGTCTAAGATATGATAAGAAAAAGATAGTAGGAAAATGAGCCTTAGCATGAGCGGACATAAAGGCATTTACAGCATAACTAACAGCATGGCTTTTATTAAATGAATACCTTTGACTTTTTTCTATCCAACCAAACAACTGCTCCGCTTCATTATTAGTAACCTTGCCAAGATTATTGCATCCGCTAATGAATTTATTTTTGATTTTGGCCATTTCTTCTGGTTTTTTCTTACCAATAGCTTTTCTTAACATATCAGCTTCTTGTAGATCAAATCCAGCAACCACTTTGGCAATTTCCATAGCCTGTTCTTGATAAATCATTTCTCCATAAGTAGCCTTTAAACATGGCTCTAATGTAGGATGAAAATAATCAAGACTTTCTTGACCATTCTTTTTGTCTATATAATGATTACTAACACTTTTACCTTCTCTAAAAGCTTCTAGAGAACCCGGTCTCATGATACTAATTAGCGCGGCTAATTGCTCAATATTTTCGGGCTTAAGTTTTTTAGCCATACTCTGCCCTAACCTAGACTCTAATTGAAAAACACCTTTAGTGTTTCCTTCAGAAATCATATCCCAAGTTTTTGGGCAATCAAACTTTATTTTATTTATATCATAATCAATATGTAATTTACTATCACTATTACTATTGAATTCACAACCGCAATTAAACTTAATCGTCATTCAAAAAAGATCCTTTAAATGAAATTTTTGGACATAATTTCCTGTGCAATCTCATAAACCTAGTTAGTATCATAGCACAGTCTTTAACGTCTTTCAAGGCATCGTGAGCACCATCTTTTGAAATACCAAGATATTCTCTAACAGTATCCAAAGAATAACTTTTTAGATCCGAACTTTCAAACCAATAAAAAACTAAATTCATAATATCAAGAACATCTCTTGGATAAAACAGAGATGATGTTTTTTCTTTTGGTTCAATAGTCTTGTATTTCTGGCTTAGTCTATTGATAATTTTTAAATCAAATCTATTAATATTATATCCAGCAGCTATAGGTGCTGTAAATATATTTTTTTTCTTTCTACCAAAGCAATGATACTTGTCTAAATATGAAATAAAAGAATTCCATGCTATTTGTTGAGAAGGATATTGTCTCCACTCTTTATAAATATCTTCTTGACTACATCCTTTCACTCTAGAATGAAAATCTATAATATCAGTTTCATAAATATAGTCGGGATTTTTTTCTATTACTTCTGGCTTACAATGAACATTAAATTCTGATCCATCAATTATTTCTAACTTGACAGGATCAATCATGACTGCGGCTAATTGAACAGGACTACATGATTCTGGATCAGAGCCATCAGTTTCAAAATCAAAAACACAAATTTTTTTAGTTAACATAAATAATTAGGATTGTACCTCTTCAACTTCATCTTCTGGTGATATTTTTGCCTTTTGTTTTGTTTCCCAATTTTGACAATTAGCAGTTGTCTTACAGCAGTTTGCTTTTTCTGCTGGGATTTTAACATAAATAGTGCCATTATGTTTGAACTTAGCATTTATCTGCAATTCATGAAATTTCATCTGTAACTCCTTCTTTAAGATATTTAGAAATATACATAATTTTATCCAGCATCGCAACACCTAGAATATCAAATTTAACAATTCCAATACTTTCTAAGTCTTCCATTTCCATACCAGCAATTTTTGTTTTTGTTTTTGTGTCATAAATAGTTGGGCAAATTGTTGACAAATCTGTATCTGCTATAACTACCCCAGCGGCATGTTTAGATTGGTTAACTTTAGTACCCTCTAATCTTATAGCCTGCTCAAATCTTTTTGCAAGTGGTCCTTGTAATTCATTATTTTCGTCAATATGACACCAATCTTTGAGTTTTTCTCCTTGGTTTTCTAAAGCCCATCTTATGATAGAGGCTTCGCCGTATTCGTCCTTCATTTCTTGCAACTCGTCTGCTATTTTAGCTTCGTCTGGTATATTTTTGGTAATTCTATTCATTTCCTCAAAAGATATGTTACCATAAACTCTGAGAACATCCTTTATAGCACCACGACCCTTAATCGTATTAAAAGTAACCATCTGAGAAACCTGATTATTACCATACTTATTTTTAATATACGTAATAATGTCTTCTCTTTTTTCTATTGGTACGTCAACATCAATATCTGGCATACTAACTCTATCTTTTGTATTACGACCAGAATTATAAAATCTATCAAACAATAAACTGTATTTTATAGGATCAATATTAGTTATACCTATTAGATATGAAACTAAACAACCAGCAGCAGATCCTCTTCCTGGTCCGGGTAGCCAGTCGTTCATTTTAACATGGTTCACGATATCTTGCACAATCAAGAAATAACTACTAAGACCAGCCCCCTGTAAAATATCTAATTCATATTTAATACGATCTATATATTCTTGTTGATTTTGCTTATCTATATTATTGGCTATCTTATCTCTCCAGCCATCTCTACATAATTGTCTTAAGAACTCATCTGGGTTTGGTTTACAATCAAATGGCGGTAATCTTGGTCTACTATTTATATCGTAAGACTCGCACATATTAGAAACCAACTGTGTATTTTCAATTTCTTCTTCTGTGTGAAGATTGTTAATCTCTTCTTGTGATAGTATATGAAAATTATCTGATAAGAAAAAACAGTCCATTGGCACTGGCTGGTTCATATTGATCTTGCGACTAATTTCAGGCATGGTTGTTTTTAGATTATTACACAAAAGTATTCTTTGATCAGAGGCATCTTCTTTTCTAACATAATGTGCATCTGGAGTACAAATAATTTTAGTGTCTGTTATTCTACCAAGCTCTCTGATACAACCAGTCAATTCTTTTTGTATGGGTGTGTTTATATGATCCATCATTTGGGATTCTAGAAAAATATTATTTTTACCAAAAATATCTCTTAATTGACCAATAATTTTTTCTCCTTGGTTTTTCCAGTCTGAGATTATTTGTCCATTATCTATTATATTATCGGCAATTAACGATCCTAGATGTCCACAAATTCCAATCAAATTGCCGTCGCAGAACCTCCCTAGATTTTCCAGATCAAGTCTGGGCTTGTGATAATAAAAATCTGGACGGTTAGACTCTGAAACTAAACCAATGAGTTTTCTCCATCCTTCAAGGTTTTTGGCCAATACCAAAAAATGTGTTAAGTGTCTATTTTCTTTACTTTGAATATTTGGACTATCCTTACAGAGATAAATCTCACAACCTAAAATTGGCTTAATTCCAACCTTAGTCATCTCTTTGTGAAATTTAATAGCTCCGGCTATTGAACCGTGATCTGTTAACGCACATGCAGTTGCTCCAATTTCTTGACAACGATCTGCTATTTGAGACGGCTTAGATAAGCCATCTAGCAAAGAATACATTGAGTGACAATGTAAAGGATTATAATTTTTCATTCTGTGCTACCGGGTGCCTTATATTTTCCAAATGAGTGTTTATGATATCTATATTCTTTAATAACTTCGTTCATTCCTTTTAGTTCTATATCATGCTTAACTTGTTCACACTTTGTCATGATTGAATCTTTTTTACAATGTTGATTGTCTCTATATTCAATAGTTGGTGTGATGTGGGTGTCAGCGAAACTTGTTTTTCCGAAGTGACATAGTTTACTACACATCCATGTTTGATGCAACCTTGGTTTTTTAGTTTGTTTTATTATTTCAAATTTCTTTCTTAGCATTTCTTCTGTTCTTAGCAAGTCGCTCTTATCAAATAATATTGAGAACGCACCACCATCGTTAATAAAATATATGGTTAGTATGATATGTTCGTATTCTGGAAATAAACGACTTATAGCATAATAATAAATCATTAACTGAGGATCGTTTTGTAACTTCTCTGGTGTTTTTTCTTGTCCTGTGGCCCAATCTAATCTTTTTCCGGTTTTCCAATCTATCACTTCTATAGTATTGTTATCTATTTTAGTAACAAGGTCAATAGTGCCTTTAAGACCAAGGTATCCTTCTAGCAGACCATCTGGTGAATCATAACTATACTTTGCCCAAGGTTTTTCGATTAGTATATCGAAGTGTTGTTCTGGACATAATATGTCTCTATTTCTTGGATCAAACATTCGATTATTATATTCTATAGCTTTGTAAACCCATGATTTACAATCTTTAAAATCTTTATCGGACCACTTATGATGATTAAAATTAGTTGTATAAAATTTATATGTTAATTCAATGATATTGTCTAAATTATAGTTATTTGTACTAACTTTACCAATTAAATCATCTTCAAACTCTGGTATACCATCTTGAATATTCTTTTTTATAATTGCTAAAATTTCTAATACTTTATGACAAATAGTCCCTTTGTCGGCCTTTTGATTTGACGGACCTCTCCATCCTAGCACATACTCAAAAAAATATTGCTGCTCGCACATATTATGAGTATTAAAAGAACTACTGCGAAAATAAGTAATTATAATGGTAAAATTCCTTTACTTTGGAGATAGCCTATAATAAACGATTTTTGTTCATCTATAGTCATTGTTGCATTATGTAATATAAAATCAAAATTTTTCCAATCATAGACCATGGGTTCCAAAGCATTTTCGCTAGGATGATCAGAATCAAATGGTTTGCGTGTTAATCTAATAACAATACCACCGGCTTTCTTAACAGCATCAACTTCATTTGGGAATCTACAATCTGCGATTATTGCTAATGGTGGTTTTTCTTTATTAATTTTTAGTATTGTTGCACCAGCCCAAACGTCCTGTTGCATTTTCCTAAATATATCTGTGCCAACAAATTGCATGACTTCTCTAGCGGTTAGTTGAACACCTTGCCAATAATTATTTGTTAATTGGTTTTTATCCTCGTCTGATCCATAGCACTGTTCATATGTTAATCCAAGAATATTCATGCAAACATCTTTTTTTAGGGGATCTGCAAAATTATATATTTTTGAGGAATTGAATGGTTCAAAAGATCCATTAAAATAAGTAGCAACAGCCTCGGAGCATGTGGTTTTGCCAGATTGTTTGGTCCCAGCAAAAGCTATAATTTTTGTCATATATATTTCTTAATTTGTTGATTAATTTCCTCTATGGACATCTCGGCAACATCTGCCTTATCTATATTTAGATTTATAATATTGTATGTATTTTTACACTTATGATTAATTGTCGTGGCTGCTTTTCTTCCGGCATCATCATTATCCATTAATACTATTATAGTCATAGCGCCAGATCCATCTAACATTATTTTTTGTCTATCGCTTAAGTTTGAACCAAAAAGAGCAACAGAATTATGAATTCCAGCTTCTTCTAGTTTCCAAACATTACCTGGACTTTCAACAAGAATAACTTTTGCCGATTGTAGAATATGTTCTTTTGCGAACCAAAAATTATATAAATGATTTTGGCTTTTAAAGTCTTTATTATGTTTCCACTTAGGATATTTCCATAACTCTTCACTATTTGGACAACTCCTCTGTTTATCATGATAATGTTTACAAACTTCGCACTTATCAAAAATACTTCTACCTGTACATCCAACTAAATATTTGTGATTATTATCATATACTGGAGCAACAGCTCTGTTATACATTTCTTTATCTTGCTTATTGCATAGCCCAACATCGTATCTATTTAAGATTTCCTTATCGAAACCTCTGTCAATAAAATAATCGGATGGAATAATTAATGATTGTCTAATACTAGATCTATTAATTTTTTGTTTAATATTATTAGATGATTCCTCAGTTATATTTTTAACAATATTTGAAAATGTTTTTTTCTCTATTTCTGTTTTTGATATTTTTATATTAGATAAATTATCCCCTAAGAAGTTTTGTATAAATTCTATTGTTTCTTTAAAAGTAGCCGTTTTATCTCCATCTTTTTGCCAATTATATTTTTTAGTAGATAATACGCCTCTAATAAAACCAATAATAGATCCCTTAAATATTTTATCACACTGGTGTGTTCTACACTTCCAGTTGCCTCTATAAGAGTCTCCTGTTGGATAGAGATTGAACGCTGTTTTGTTATCTCCATTATGTATAGGGCATTCTCCAACATACATTTTACCATTATCATTAATTTCTGTTAGGTCTAAAGTTTCTAACAGCCTATCGATATTATCACATAAATTATCGCATATAACTTTTAATTGATGTTGATTATACGAAGGGGATGTTTTTGTCATTTGAGTTGTCATCTAAAATAAATCCATTACTTGTGTTTTGTTGGTTAATATTATTAGCAATTTCTAGTTTAGTTCGTCCTTCGGTAATTTTTGCACACCAGCCCTTCATGTGACAATTAATATAGTCGTTATCATCAAGACCACCACCATGACGGCTTATCACTGGAATTAATTTTCTATTACCCTCATTAGGACCATCTTCTGCAATTTCTTCATCAGACTTTCTTTTGAAAATGGTAAAATTACTACATAGCCAAATAATTCTGTCCGAGCCGCTTGCTGTATCTGTGCTTTCTTTAGTAATACCATCTCTATTTAATTAGACAAAAGCCACAACCGGTACTTTATATCTAGTTGCAAAATTATGTAATGAGGTCATCATGAAGCCTAGAACTTGATACTCTTTAAGATCTTGACTCATTCCAGAACTATCCATAAGCTTCAAATAATCATAAAAAATAACACATGGCTTTGCTGTTCCATCATCCTCAAGACCAACTTCTTTCACAATCCATCTACGCATTAAAGCCAATTGCTCCTCAAAAGGCTTTCCAGCAATAGACTTATAAAATAATTTTGTATTTAATAGTTCTTTTACAGCATTTTCAATCTTCTTTTTCTTGTCTTGAGAATTTGCAAATTTACCAGTTTCTATATTATTGATTTCTGTTTCCGTTATCATTGCTAAAATACGATTAATATGATCGTCTTTAGTCATTTCTGTATCCATATTCAATACAGGTATTTTTAATTTATTTGCAATATAAAATCCCATATTATCAACCAATAATGTTTTTCCGGTTTTAGGTCTGGCGGCAATAACATTAACTGTGCTTCTTCTTAAACCACCACCAATAGCCTGATCATAAACAGGAAATCCTGTAGGAATACCAACTTGATCAATTGGATTATCAATTAAATTTTGAATATATGCTTCTAAATCATTACCTATACACACAGGATTATTATCTGTATCATTAATTAATGATGTAAAATCAAATACTGTGTCTTCAGCAATTGATATTATACTTGTTACTGGTTCGCTACCAGTTACATCTAATAATTTTTCTTTAGCTTTATCTAGTTGCTCATACAGTAATCTTGCTATTTGTAATTTTCTAATTTTAGCAGCGAACTTGGGAATGTTCTCTATATTAACAGGAAAATCAATAATAGCCTTTAAATGTTGAGCCTCTTCTTTTCTTGATAATACATGAGACACTCCAAAGTCTTGAGCAACAGAATAAATTGATGCTATATCTATAGATTTAGATTGATTCTTTTCGCAAATCTCTTTGATGCACTTAAATATGATACCATTACTATCAACGGTAAACGATGACTCTTGTAGAATATCTGCTATATCAAGATAAACTTCTTCGCCAAATTTACAGATACCAGACAATACGGCTCTTTCTGCCGACGGGTCAGCCAAAATCATTAAATCAACCTCCTGAGCTTGATGAACACTTATTACATCTATATCTATCAGCAGAGTCTGGCAAGATTGCTGGATTTATTTCTTCTTGCTTACCACAAGATCTGCATTTGACTTCTATTGGCTGATATTGTCTATTTCTTGGTGTTGGCGGATACCTTGATAACTTTTTATCAATTTCTATATCGCTTTTAAACATGTTAATTTCTGGCATATTTAAAAATTTATTAGTAGAATTATTAGTTTGTTTTTTTTGTCTTGTTTTAGTTTTTACCTTAGAATTTGGTTTTTCAACGGATTCTTCTTTTGAAGATGTTGTGGATTCTTCTTTGGGTAAAAGAGATTGTAGTGCTTGAATCAATGCTTTAATTTGCTCTGGATTAGTTAGATTATCCATGTTTAACTTTCATTTTTTGAATTGATAGAATAATGTCAGATAAATTTTTTACCGATGCTGATATATAGCTTAATCTGTCCGATCTCTGTTTAGCGTATTTTTTAATCTTATTTAAAGATGATGCCTTCTCGTTATGTTTAATTGCTTGCGTAGATTTTTCTATATATCCATAGCCTTTATAGTTATTAATTTCATCAGCAATAGTTTCTTTCAAAGTCTCTTCTGCCCAGTTATATCTTGCTAATTCTCTATTAATAGTTCTTTGAATATGAAAAGAAAATTGAGCAAGTCTGTAGGATATTTGAGCACAATCTTCTGGTGTTAATTTTTCTATAACATTTCTATCCATTGTTAAATATTGATTTAGTTCTTCTTCTGGTAATACCTTGTTTGCATAAGCCGGCAAGCCTAAAGAAGACTCATATTCATCTAGAACTTTATCCCAATAGTTAACTTGATCAGACGATGTGTTTTTAGTTTGTATTGTCATTTGTAACTATATCCCTCCAAGTTTCAATCTTCTGGTCATATGGCAATACTATATATTTGATTCCGTTGATTTCGCACCATTCCTTTTTTTCTCTGTCTCTCTTTTGAGATTTTAAATAATTAAGTTGATTGCTGTGATAAAAAGGAACAAACTTATAATGTTGCTCTCCATGAACTTCTATGCATATTTTTTTTAAAGGTAGGTAAAAATCTAGATATAATGTTTCATTTTTTCTTAATGGTATTGGAACTTCTTCAAGAAGCTGTAAAGTAGGGTAACTATCTTTTATTACTTGTCTAGCCTCAATATGAAGCGAAGACTTGTGTAATAAATTAGCGTGAGAATAATGTCCAGTAAGTTGCCAGTTTTGAATAAAACCATCTAATGATTTTATTTGCATTTAATACCCATGGTTTCTTTAACAGATAGCTCTAATTTTTTATATTCTTGAGGATTATCAACAAAATATTGTCTAAGTTTTTCCATACCTTGAAATTTTTCTTTATCATAAGTGTACCAAGCGCCGCCCTTATTGATAAGGCCAATATCAACAGCAAAAGTTAATAACTCTGTATGTTTATCTATACCCTCACCGTATCTAATATAAGATGTTATTACCCCACCAGGAGGACCAAGAGCAGAACAAACAACTTGCCATTCTATCTCTTGGCCTATTTGATTACTGTCAGCGCTTAATACCCAAGGCTTAAAAGTTTTAGCTCTAAGTTTAATATCTGTTTGATACGCAATAGCTTGACCGCTCTTCTCTTTAAACTCTGCTCCATATCCCGTTGGATTACCCATCAAATGCGTAATACCAATAACTATATTCTTATTTACTGGAATTACATTTGCTACTTTACGACAAAATTTTGCTAATAGTTTTGCTCCGTCAGCACGTTGCATTTTATCCATATCGCTTGTAATTTCTGCTTCTGTACACAGAGCAGAATAAGAAT